CGCGATCTACAACGCCCTGCAGCGGCACGAGGGACCGGTCACGGTCTGGATCGACGGCATTGCCGCCTCGGCCGCCTCGTATGTGGCCATGGCCGGCGACGAAATCGTCATGCCCGAGAATGCCTTCCTGATGATCCATGACCCCTCGGGTCTCGTCATGGGCACGGCCGCCGACATGCGGGAGATGGCCGACACCCTGGACAAGATCGCCGGCACAATGGTTCGCGGCTATGCCGCTCGATCCGGCCGCTCCGAGGATGAGATCACGGCACTGATGGCGGCCGAGACATGGTTCGATGCCTCAGCCGCCCTTGAGGCAGGGCTTGCCACGCGCATGATCGAGCCGGTGTGGATTGCCGCCAGCTTCGACATCGACCGGTTTCGCAACGCGCCGTCCGCGCTGGCCGAGGCCATAGCCGATACGGCTTCCGTGAGCGACCAGGAGGGCAATGAGGCCGCCGAAGACGTCATGGGCGACAAGATCGGCGACGAGGCTCCCGCGACGCCAGATGAACCCAAGCCTGAGACGGGCACATTGGCGGGTCCTGGCCCTGTGGTGACCGGTATGGATCCAATCGCCATCCGGCGTGACGCCATCGCCCATGCCCGTGCCATCGTCGACCTCTGCCGCCTTGCGGGACAGCCGCAGATGGCCGGGCGCTTTCTTGACGAGGACGCCAGCCTCGAGGCGGTTCGCACCAGCCTTCTCGGCGCAAGGGCCGATGCAGAGGCAGAGATCAGCCCCCATCACCCCCAACCCGGTCCCTCCCCCACGACCCGTCCCTGGGGCGACGTGATTGCCCGCACCTTCAAGCTGAAAGGATGATCTCCCATGACCACACTGACCGAAGGCCGGCACCCGGGCGGCTTCCTCGTCTGGGAAGTCTTGCGCGACTACACCCGGGAGACGATCACTCTCGCCTCCGGCGCAGGCAAGCTCGAAACTGGAACCGTGCTCGGCAAGATCACCTCGGGTGGCAAGTTCACCCAGCTCGCTCCCGCAGCCTCGAACGGAAGCCAGACCGCCGCCGGGATCCTGTGGGGGCCCGCCGACGCAAGTGCCGCCGATGCCCCGGCCGTCGTGGTCCTGCGCGGCCCGGCCATCGTCAACCGCAACGAGCTGGTCTGGCCCACAGGTGCAACGGAACCGCAGATCACGGCCGCGACTGCGGCGTTGACTGCGCTCGGCATCCTGCTGCGCTGACCCCTCCCCCCGAAAGGACATTCCCATGGCAACCATGGACATCTTTGAAGGCGATGCCTTCTCGATCATCGAGCTCACCCGTGCGCTGGAGACCATCCCTTTCAAGCCCGCGATCCTGTCGGGTGCGGGGCTCTTCGGTGCGCGCGGCGTCCGCTCCCGGACCGTCATGATCGAGAGCCGGGATGGCACCCTGTCGCTCATCCCCTTCTCCGAGCGTGGCTCGGCCTATGAGCAACAGGTCCCCGAACGGCGGCAGATGCGGGCCTTTGTCGTCCGCCAGTTCAAAAAGCAGGACGTGCTCTGGGCCTCCGAGATCCAGGCAATCCGGGACTTCGGTTCGGAGACGGCCGTGCAACAGGTCCAGGCCGAAGTCGCCCGCAAGCTGGGGCGGCTGCGGAACGACGCCGAGGCCACGTTCGAGTTCCATCTCTTCAACGGCATCCAGGGCGTGGTGAAGGATCCGAAAGACGGTGTGACCGTGGTGGATTACTTTGCCGAGTTCGGCATCGCGCCGGCACCAGAAGTGGACTTCGACCTCGACAATGCCACCCCGGCGTCGGGTGCACTGCGCAAGCGCTGTCAGGCGCTGATCGAAAGCGTCGAGGACAGCCTCGGCGGGCTGGCAGCCGGTCAGGTTCAGCTTCGTGCCGAATGCGGATCGAGCTTCTTTGCCGATCTGGTCGCCCACAAGGAGGTGCGCGAGACCTATCTCAACACCGCTGCGGCCGCGGATCTTCGTGGCCGTGTCGGCGAGGAGGTCAGCTTCGGCGGCGTCACCTTCCGCCGCTACCGGGGTGGCCTCGGTTTTGGCGTTCCCACCGACAAGGCGTACTTTTATCCCGAGGGCGTGGAAGGTCTCTTCGAAATCTACCATGCCCCTGCCGATACCTTCGAGACGGTCAACACGCTCGGCCTGCCGCTCTATGCCCGCATGATCCCGGACCGTGACCGCGACGAATGGGTCCGCCTCGAGATCGAGAGCAATCCCCTTCCGATCTGCACCCGCCCGCAGGTGCTGCGTTCAGCGCGGCGGACGTGATGAGTGCGCTCGCCATCGCGCTGGATGCGCTGTTCCTCGACCCGAACATCGCGCGCGATGCCACATACATCGCCGAGGGTGCCGCGCCCCAGCTCATCCGCGTGGTTGCGCGCCGCGCCGATGCGCTCACCGACTTCGGCGATGCGCGGCTATGGTCCGAAACCACCCGGATCGATCTACGCGTGGCCGAGGTAGCAGCCCCCCGCCCCGGCGACCGGATCGAGATCGGCGGCGACGCCTTCCTCATCCAGGGCGAGCCCGTCCGCGACCGCGAGCGGCTGGTCTGGACCGTCGACCTGCGCCCGGCGTGACCGCGATGAAACTCAGGCTCGACATCGATCCCGATATCGTCGCGATGATGGCGGCCGAGGTCGCGGCGGGCGAGCGGGCCGTATCGGCCGCGATCCGCGAGGCCGGGACCAGGCTGAAGACCGCATGGCGGATGCAGATCACCGGCGCGGGGCTCGGGACCCGGCTTGCCAATTCGATCCGGAGCCAGAACTTCCCGAGGTCGGGCGAGAGCCTGGATGCCGCGGCTCTGGTCTGGTCGAAGGCGCCGGTCATCGTCGGCGCGCATGACACCGGGCCGCTGATCCGCTCGAAAAGCGGGTTCTGGCTGGCGATCCCGCTCCCCGCCGCAGGCAAGTCCCTGCGTGGCGGCAGCATCACGCCCGGCGAATGGGAGCGGCGACGCGGGCTGCGCCTGCGCTTCGTCTATCGCCGGACGGGCCCGAGCCTGCTGGTGGCGGAGGGGCGGCTGAACACGAAGGGTCAGGCGGTGACGTCGCGCTCTAAGACTGGACGCGGAAAGGTCACCGCGCCGATCTTCCTGCTGGTGCCGCAGGTCAAGTTGCCGAAGCGGCTAGACCTCGCGCGGGATGCAGACAGGGCGTTGGACGGTGCGCCGGGCGCGATCGTGGCCAACTGGGTTCAACTGTGGCCCGTTCAGGCGGGCGGTCGGTAACGAAGGTCCGGCCGATGAGCGATCATGTCGTCGTACAGGATCGCCATCCGGTCGATGTACCAGAGCTTTGCGCTGATGATAATGGCCGTTCCGAAAATGGCCGGCCATGGATCGATCGCCACCAAACCCCAGACCAGAAAAGGGAATCCCGTCAGCGAAGCGACGTTCAGGACATTTGGCATGGTCTGATGGCGCGCAGGCACGGGCACTCTGTATCTGTTTGCCCAGAAGCGCTCGCCAAAGACACCCCGCGCGATCCAGGCGCGATCATCCGGAGCCGGTCCGAAGGCACGCGGATTCAACCAGATCCACAAGAGAGCGCCTGCGATTGGAACGAGCGACCACCAACCAAGCCAGACGCGGCTCCAAACCGCGAGGGCGAAAAGAGGCAGACAGGTGATGAAGCGGGTCCAGCCGCTCCATGGGTTTGCATGCTTCGCCCAGCCCATGTCATCGAGGCCGAAAAAGTGGGCGATGCGGCTTTCCCTAGTCATGATCCTGTCTCCTGTCTGGTCAGGCCGTCCGCGACCAAAGCGATCAACGCCCCGGCGGCGGCCTCAAATCTTTCATCGCTGCCGTATCGGTCGCGGTGCAGCGACAGAAGCGCAACCGACCTGACGACATCCATCAGCGTCTCGATCGGTTGTGGCGCGATCTCTCCGGCCGAAATGCGCACGGCGAAGAACACGGCGAGGGGGCGCTCCATCCAGTTGGTTTTGCGTTCCAAGTCTTCAGCCCGAACCCGCCTCGCGACTGCAGCTAGTGTCTTAGGTTCACCAACCAAGCGCGCCAGAAAGGGGTTCGCGCGATACTCGGCCAAAAGCGCGTGGAGAAATTCCGAAAGCGCCAGGCGAGGAGGCAGCGTCGGATCGTCGAGCGGTGCCATGACACGCGCATTGAAGCCTGGCGCCTCGGCCGCAAGCAGTTCGAGGAGCAAGTCTTCTTTCGAAGGGAAGAACGCATAAAAGGACGTCTTCGCGATCCCTGCGGCCTCGGAAAGTCGCGACAGGGACATCGCGCTGAGGCCCCCGTCTACGAAGAGCCGCCTGCCTTCGTTCAGGATGGCCTGACAAACCTGAAGACGATGATCTTCCGTGAATGGCCTGGCCACGACAGCACCTATGAACGATTTCCATAATCGTTCATAGCTTGGATCAACGTGACGGACAATCTGGAAGATGAACCGAGGAAACTTCCAGCAGGCCGACTATGCCCACCCCACGCGAAACCATCCTCACCGCGCTGCACGCGCGGCTCTCGGCGCTGCCCGCCACGGGCCTGCGCGGCGAGGTGCTGCCCGAGCGCGTTCCGGCAGCGGGGCTGCTGATCCTTCGCGACGGCGAGCCGGGAGAGCCCGAAGTCACGCTGTCGCCGCTGCGCTACCACTACCAGCACCGCGTCGAGATCGAAGCGGTCGTGCAGGGCGCGGACCGTGACGCCGCCTTCGACACGTTGACCGCCAGCGTCGGCACGGCTCTCGCCGCCGACCGCACGCTGGGCGGCCTCTGCGACTGGACCGAGGCGGAAGCGCCGCGCCCGGTCGATCTGCCGGTTGAGGGCGCGGCCAGCCTGAAAGCGGCGATCATCCCGGTCGTGCTGCACTATTCCACGGCTGACCCGCTGTTCTGACCACGAGGCAAAACCCGTGTGATTGACGCCCGAGTGGAGCCCGCGTCGGGCCCACGCGAATACTCCTTTTGCAACCGTTCATGCGCGAGGTAACGCGTTGCAGTGTCGAGATCCTGCATGTCCACGACGAGACGTTGCAGTCTCCAATGCACCTGCTGATAGAACTGCCGCTGGACCGATGATCCGGACTGCGCCCGCGCGAACTCTCTCGCAATGGCAACAGCTTGGATGCCATGTTCCAGATAGAGAGATACCGCTTCCCGTCTGATGGCGCGGGCATTCTGGAGCCAAAAGACAAATGCGCTCAGTCCTGCCTTCATGACCTCTCTCGATCTGCAACAGCCGCGAACCTGGACGAACTGATGCGGCCTTCCGCATCAATAGCAACCGAATTCCTCTCTCCTTGGAAAGGCAAAAGCGATGGCACGCGCAACCGGAGCGCGGGCGCTGATGGCGCTTGCGTTCGAGACGACCTATGGAACGCCTCCCGTCACTGGCTTCACCCGCATGCCCTTTGCCAGCACGTCGCTGGGGGCCGAGCAACCGCTGCTGAACTCGGAGCTTCTGGGCTACGGCCGCGATCCGCTGGCACCGATCAAGGATGCTGTGACTGCGGACGGCGACATCGTCGTGCCGCTCGACGGCGTGGCCTTCGGCTTCTGGCTGAAGGCGGCCTTCGGCGCGCCGACCACCACCGGCACCGGCCCATGGACTCACGAGTTCCATTCCGGGTCCTGGACGCTTCCCAGCATGTCGATCGAGACCGGCATGCCGGAGATCCCGCGTTATGCGATGTATTCCGGCTGCGTGCTCGACCAGATCATCTGGCAGATGCAGCGCTCGGGCCTGCTGACCGCCACGGCCCGGCTCGTGGCACAGGGCGAAACGGTCGGGACCACGACGAGCGCCGGAACACCCGCCGCGCTGGAGTTGAAGCGCTTCGGGCATTTCAACGGTTCGATCACCCGCAACGGGTCCGCCCTCGGCAACGTGGTCTCGGCCGAGATCACCTATGCCAACAACCTCGACCGGATCGAGACCATCCGCTCGGATGGCCGCATCGACGGCGCGGACCCAAGCATCGCGGCGCTGACCGGCCGGATCGAGGTGCGCTTCGCCGACCAGACACTGGTGACGCAAGCGATCAACGGCGAGGCCTGCGAGATGGAGTTCGGCTACGTTCTGCCGTCCGGCGAGAGCTTGCGCCTGACCGTGCACGCCGTCTACCTGCCGCGCCCGCGGATCGAGATTTCCGGGCCGCAAGGGGTGCAGGCGACCTTCGATTGGCAGGCCGCCCGCGACAGCGTGGTCGGCCGGATGTGCACCGCCACCCTCGTGAACGACGTGGAGACCTACTGATGCTGACGCTCGACTTGTCCAACGCGCCGCGCTGGCATGACCTCGCCCCCGGTGTCCGGGTACAGCTGCGCCCGCTCACCACCGCCCTGATGGTGGCAACTCGCAGCGACCCGGCCGTTGAAGCGGTGCCCGAGGAGGCCTCCGACGAGGAGCGCGCCGTCGCCTTCGCCAAGGCGCTGGCGCGGCGGGCGGTGCTCGCCTGGGACGGCATCGGCGACGCCGACGGCAATACCATCGATCCGAGTCCCGAAGCCATCGACGCGCTGCTCGATGTCTGGCCGGTCTTCGAGGCCTTCCAGCTGACCTACGTCTCCAAGGGCCTGCTGCTGGAACAGGAAAAAAACGCCTCCGCGCTCTCGCCGAATGGTCCTTTGGCGGGGGCGAGCGCTACTGCGAAGCCTGCACCCAAGCCTGCCCGGACTGCCCGACGCGGCTGAACCGTCCGGAAACGCCGGAGGGTTGGCAGGTCTGGGACCTCGTCGGCCGCCTCGGAGGCCAGCTGCGTGTGCTGCCCGGTGCCGTAATCGGCTGGGACATGTCGGCGGCCCTGGCGCTCGGTGACGCGCTCGGCGTGCCGCCGCTCGCCATGGCCGAACTGTTGCCGGTCATTGAAGCGGTGATGGTCGCCAAACTCAACGAACAAATGGATCACTCCCATGGCTGAGAAGCGAGTATCGGTCCGCCTCGCAGCGGTAGGCGGACGGCAGGTCCGCGCCGAGCTGGAAGGTGTCGGCGAGGCTGGCACGCGAGGCTTCGGGCGGCTTGCCCAAGAGTTGGAGGCGGCGAACGCCCGGCTTGCGGCCTTCTCGCGCCGGGTGCGTGTCGCAGCGGCGGCGGCTGTCGCTGCCGCCACGGCCGCTGGCGTTGCCATGATCCGCTCCAGCCTCTCGAGCGTCGATGCGCAGGCCAAACTCGCGCAGTCCCTCAGGACCACCGTCGCCTCGATCCAGACGCTCGAGCGCGCCGGTGAGCTCGCCGGCGTGTCGATGTCCGGCATCGAGCAGGCAACGAAGGATCTGACGCGCCGTCTCAGCCAGGCGGCCGCCGGGTCCGGCCCAGCCGCTGACGCGCTCAAGCGGTTGAGGCTGTCCGCCAACGAGCTGATCGCGCTGCCGCTGGACCAGCGGGTCGGCGCCATCAACGCGGCAATCGAGCGCTTCGTGCCTGCGGCCGAACGCGCGGCGGTCGCGGGGCAGCTCTTCGGCGAGGAAGGCTCCATCGCCATGTCGCGGATCGACACCGCGACGCTGCGCCAGGCGACGGAGGACGTTCTCGCCTTCGGCGTTGTCGTGTCGGAGCAAGATGCCGATCAGATCGAGCGCACGAACGATGCCATCTCCCGTCTCGGGCTGATCTGGCGCGGGCTGTCGAACCAGCTGGCCGTCGCTGCGGCACCGGCGCTCGAAGCCGTCGCCAACGCCATGGCGGCGATCGCGAGCCGTACGGGCCCGCTCGGCATCGCGATCCGCGGTCTCTTCGACAACATCGGCCGCCTGGCCACCTATGCCGCGACCTTCGTGGCCTTCCTCGCGGGCCGCTGGGTCGCGGGACTGGCTGCCGCGGCCCTTTCAGTGCGCGGCCTTGCCACGGCGCTTGTGTTCCTGCGCGGTGCCCTGATCCGAACGGGGATCGGAGCGTTGATCGTCGGTGCGGGCGAGCTGGTCTATCAGCTCGCCCAATTCGTTGCCCGCGTGGGTGGGGCTGGCGAAGCGCTTCGCCTCCTTGGCGATCTGGCCCGCGAGGTCTGGTCGCGCATCGGTCTGTCGCTCGACGCGGCGCTGGCGCGGATGGCGGCTGGATGGGAGGGCCTGAAGGCCGCAGGGCTCTCGGCGCTGGAGGGCACTATCGCCGGCGTCGTCAGCTTTGGCGACCGGACGACCGCCGTCTTCCAGGGGACCTATGATGCGGCCGTGGCAATCTGGAGCAGACTGCCCGGTGCCATCGGCGATTTCGCCTTTCAGGCAGCGAATGGTCTGATCTCTGGTGTCGAGGCGATGCTGAACGGCGTCGTCACACGCATCAACAGCTTCATCGAGACGCTGAATGCGGCCCTTGCGTTGCTGCCGGACTGGGCCACCGGCGAAGGTGGGGTGCGGATCGGCATCCTCGAGCCGATCGATCTCGGCCGCATCGGCAACCCGTTCGAGGGGGCGGCAACGGCTGCAGGGGCTGCGGCGACCGATGCATTTGCCGCCGCGCTGGCGCGCAGCTATCTGCAACCGCCCGACCTCGGGCTCGGTCCGATGGCCGACGATGCGCGCGCCCGGGCCGATGGCGACGCGCAAGACGCAAGCAAGCTCGCCGATGCCGCCGGTCGGCCGCTGGCCAGCTGGCAGGCGCTGAAGGATGCCATGGCCGGCACAGGGTCCGAAGCCAAAACCGCACTGGCAGATGCAGCAGCCTCGGCCGGCGCCCTCACGGCAGAACTGAACGATACCGCCACCGCCGCCGAACGCGCCGGCGCGACCTCGGCCAAGGCCGGGGCCGCGTCCACCAAGGGGGCAAAGGAAGCCCTGACCGGATGGAAGGCCGTGACCGCTGCGCTCGCCGACTATGCGGCCCGGGCAAGAGACATCGGCGGCGAGATCGGCAGTACCCTGGTGGGCGCTTTCCAGTCGGCCGAGACCGCTATTGGCGCATTCGTGAAGACCGGCAAGCTCGATGTCCGCGACCTGGTCACGTCCCTGATCGCCGATCTCGCGAGGCTTGCGGCGCGGCGCTTCATTCTCGGGCCGATCGCCAGTTCCCTGTCTGGTGCCCTGTCTGGCGCCCTGTCCGGCACACTGGGTGGCATGGGTGGGATCTTCGCCAGCATCCTGCATGCAGGCGGGATGGTCGGCTCTGCGGGACCAACACGCCTGGTCCCGGCCATGGCCTTCGCGGCCGCGCCCCGGATGCATTCCGGCGGCTGGGCCGGGCTCAGGCCAGACGAGGTGCCCGCCATCCTGCAACGCGGTGAGCGGGTTCTGTCGCGCCAGGAGGCGGCAAGCGACCGCCGGACCAGCGCGCCAACGATCAACATAACGATCAACGCCCGCGACGCCGAGAGCTTCCGCCAATCCCGCACGCAGGTCGCCAGCGACATTGCCCGCGCCGTGTCGCTTGGCCGGCGCGGCCTTTGAGGATCCCCGATGGCCTTCCACGACGTCCGCTTTCCCGACACCATCAGCCGGGGCGCACGCGGCGGACCCGAACGCCGCACCCAGATCGTGGAGCTCACCTCCGGCCACGAGGAGCGCAACGCCAGCTGGGCCAACTCGCGCCGCCGCTACGACGTCGCCTATGGCATCCGCCGCGCTGACGATCTCGCCGCCGTGATCGCCTTCTTCGAGGCGCGCAATGGCCGGCTTCACGGCTTCCGCTTCAAGGACTGGGCCGACTTCAAATCCTGCCTGCCATCGCAGACCCCGCTTCCGACCGACCAGCCCATCGGCCTCGGCAACGGTGCCATCAAACAGTTCCAGTTGATCAAGCGATACGCCTCAGGCGCCCAGTCGTGGTCCCGCCCGATCACAAGACCGGTGACAGGGTCAGTCCGGATTGCGGTCAATGGCACTCCTGTCGCCTCCGGTTGGTCGGTGTCTTCGTCCACCGGCCTTGTCAGCTTCGCGGCGGCCCCGGCAGCCGGGGTGACGATCACGGCCGGCTTTGAGTTCGACGTCCCCGTCCGCTTCGACACCGACATGCTCGACATCACCCTCGATCTCGAGCGCCTCGGCTCGATCCCCTCAATCCCGCTTCTGGAGATCCGGCAATGAACGATCCCAAT